GTGGCAAAACCAGAAACCAAAAGGTTCATACTTACAGATGCTGTTATAGGGTATTGTATTTTTCTTCCATACACATAGTCACTACCCAGCCCATGAAGGTCTGTCCTTTGAATAGGGATGTCAAAAGCAAAAGATTGTATATGAGCATCCCCGCTTATGGGCGCACCACCGACTTCTAAATTCTGTAAGGTTAATTCTACGTGGTCTGGTCCACACAAAGGGGGGCGAAACCTGTTGATATTACTGTAGTAATCAAAGCCAAGGACTTTAGCGTCTTCTAAAGAAACCGACCCTACATTAGTATTGTTCCCTGACTGTAGGTTAATAGCGGGATTTTCAACGTTGTTAAAGTAACCATTTTCCACAGTCATATTGGAACACTTATAAGAGGTAGAAACTACAGGTAGAGAACCTACAGAAAAACCCAAAGAGTAACTGGTTAAAAATGCATTCCCAACAGAAAGAACTTCAGCGTCTGTTGTCAGGTTGGCGACCTCAGAGTCGCCGTTATTGATCATGTCAAACCCTTGGTCTTGATGATTTACTATATAGAAATTTTGATCTTGGTTTGTGTACCCCTCAAAAAAACCAGTACCGACATAAGACGGGTTTGATTCGGACAACCCTAGTAAACTCTCATTAAGCATTGCAGGGGTGTAGTAATAGTCGATGCTCAGATCTACATCGGGCATCCTAGTGATATCGTTAACAGCTAAGTTTTGAGATCCAACTTGTTTAGATTTTTGCCTGTCTTGGGAGAAACCCACAGAGACGCTTTGGACAGCGCTCATATAAGCTCCGCTCATGCTTGAGCCAGTTCTATCGTCAGTAGTAAAAGCTGGTCTTTGCCCAGCAATCACAAGAGAGTTATTACTTTTTAATATATCTCTGGCCATATTAAGTGTCTGTTGGGATTATGCCTAGAACGTCTTCTACTAGGCTTACTTGTAAATCGTTTGAGTTAAAATAGTTCCAAGTGTGGGTCCAAGAAGGGGAGTAGAAAACCTTTGGCCTATTATAAATAGATGGTATTTGATGTCTAAAGTTTCTATAACCACCTTTCGTTTCTAGGAAGTGGACCATAGCCTTTAGTTGTTTGTTCGATATGTTCTTGAAGGAGTAGTCTACTGGGAAAGTTGCATTGTTGTCATTAGACTTCACTCTCTGCCTGAAGGAGTTTTTGAATTCCAGCCGCTCGTTCTTAAAATTAACAGAGTTGTTAAACCCAATATCAGGCTCAAAGAAAAACTCTTGACTCCACTTACTAGAAGAACCCGTGGGTCCATCAGCACTAGTAGATGACGAAGTGTGGTCTTCGGTGCAATAATAGAAGTTATTTAATTTGTTTGTATTGACGCCACTGTAGATTATATCGAACTTGTCATAAGAGGTTGATGTTGCCCAGTTCACTAGTGTGTAATTAATAAAATTCATCCCCGACCAATTCAAAAGGTTTGGGGATTGGTCTACAACTATAGAAGCATCCAGTTCGTAATGCTGATTATTGACATGGTTAATAGAGTAACTGTCACATATCCCACTGACTGTGTTGTAAGTTGTATCATTGAATGATATTGGGAACATCTGGTCACCATGCTTGTCCTCAAAAAAGACGGCGGCTTTTTGAGCATTGATTTCATTTGTCTCATACCTTAGGTTGAAAGTAGCCTCTAAGTTATTCAACGAGTTAGGGAGTGTGTTTGTGTAAGAGTCTTTGGTATCGTACTGGAATAGTTTAGAGTTAAACGAAACTGAAGAACCGTAACTAGGAGTACCGATTCCTGACAAAGCAGACTGCAAGGCTACCCCTGATATATTCTCATCTCTATTATAAAATAAATCACTCATGACCGACATAACTAAGGTTTAAACGTAAAGATCCATCAGCAGACATACTTAGGTTTTCTGAAACAAGGGAAGCGTTTGGGATCGTGAGAGCTTGGATGTTAGCCCCGGTTCTTCCGTCTATGTCAAAGCTCACTGTCTTGTCTTCCCTAGAGTTTAAGAAATTAAACCCACTCTCTAAGAAAGCATCATCTACTTCTATTTGAACACTAGCTGAGTATTGTATGGGTGGGATAAAATCTACACTAACTGCTGATTCCTGACCTATGGTATAGTTTCCTTTTCTTTTACAAGCCAATGAGTAATCAAAACCTATAACACGGTTTGTCGTCACATTGTCACATGTTATAGAGATGCTACCCTGACTTGGTATATCTATAGTAGGGTGGGCAACTACACCTGATGCGCTTTCTCCACTCCTAAGTTCATCAACAACAAAAAATTGAGCATTCACTTTTGGCACAGAACCAACAGCGCAATTCACTGAGTAATTAGAAAGGTAGCCACTCTCAAAGCCATATGCACTGCCATTGTAATGCATACTTCCAGACATATTAACATCTCCTGTATAACTCAGGATGGGATCATTATAAATCAAATATCTAGAGAATGAGACCTCTTGTTGAGTAGGCCCAGCAGTAGTGGTCATGCCTTTGCTAGTCCCAAGTGGGGTTACTAACCCTTTAGCACTTGAGTAGGACATATCGAAGTTTTCAATCCCGGACAGTTCTTGCCCAGAGATAAAAACCCTTACTTCGTCATTGTATCTTGCTCCAAACATTACTTCCTAAGTTGGCCTCCCAATCTCTTTTCGTCTGTGATGACTTGTTTAACTACCGTTTTAATTCTTTCTGACAACTTCTTTTGATCTTCGGAAGCTCCCTCTGAGGTCTTGACATTTTCTTTTCCTTCGCTATTGATAGTGATATTGATCTCCCCTCCACTAGCACTTTCTGTAGCGGTGATGAGTTCGTCAAGTTTTCCTACCAACTGGGAGTTATCTCCACCTCCACCGGACCCTGAGTTAAGAGCCTGTAAATTACCAGCGCCTAATCTCTTAGTTGCAGAAGCGTTCATAATAAACTCTCCTCCTGATAGCATAGTCGGTACAGTATCCACTCCCGTGGAGCTTGATATCATTCCGCCTGTAGCTTGTTTGTTAGAGAACAGGGATTTTAAGAAATCAAATAATCCTTTAGAGCCACTTTCCTGCATTGAGCTAACATACCCGGCACCAAAGTTTCCAAAACCACTTGCCCCTCCCCCGGTGATTGCAGTTCCTAGTAGATTAGATCCAAAGCCTGAAGCTGCTGTCAAGAATTTGTTGCCTTTGAACATGTCAGCGCCCAACCCTCCTAGACCAGCACTTATACCAGCTGACAGGATATCTTTGAAGAACTGACCGCTAGACTCCTTGCCTGCTATTCTAGCTTGGTCCATCTGACCCATTTCTGCTACCGCTAAATCAAAAGCTTGTTTTTTGGCATCTTGCACCTTCCCGAATTGCTGACTACTTCTGCGCCCAAACATACTTAGTCTGGCGCTCTCAGGATCTAAGAAAGCGGCTGTGGCCCCGCCACTCACAAAGCTGTCTCCACCCATTCTATTGGGAGACTGAGTTGCAAACGACATAAGGTCTGATACCCCGCTTATGTAACCAGAAGAAGATGATGGGGTTCTAAATAAACCTTCTTCATCCCTCCTCTGCCTTACAGACCCGCCAGAAGCATAACCTTGAACACCTCCACTATTTAAAGCGTTGAAAAATCCTGCACCATACTTCTGCACAGCACTTTTCCTCATAACAAATTCGCCACCCATCAGCATAGCAGGAACATCATCTTTGTGGCCAGAACCTCCAGAAATAAAGCCACCTGTAGCTTTGTCTTTAACTCCGAAAACATCACCAAAAGCTTTATTCAAGAACTTTTTACTGTAAGCACTAGTGATATCACTTAAGAATTGTTTACTTATGTTGAGTAAAGCGTCCCCTAAGCTGTCAGAACTACTAATAGCATTTCTAAAAGCTTCATCCATATTCATCACAAACTGCCTTGATGCACTAACTAGGTTATCCTTCAGTTTGTCTGAAGCCTCAAGACTTGTGTCTGTAGATTCAGTAACTCTTTGTCTAAAACCCCTCTTCATTTTAGCTAGCCTAGCCTGATCTTCAGGCACCCCAACTCCAGACTGTTGAGCCTCACCTAACCTTTTCAAATCCGCAGCCTCCTCTCTTGAAAATCCTAATGAACTTAAAACTTGCGCTCTTTTTACGTTGGCTCTCCCCTCCTGCTGTATTGTCCTAGATAAATCCCTCGTTGCGTCTACAGAAGCTTTTGTGGCTTCTTTGTTTCGAGACAACTCATTTTCAAAACCTAAAGCAGCATTAGAGATATCTGTAATAATTTGAGTGTCTTTGATTTCCTTTAAAGCATCATTAATTGTATTTCTTATCTCCTTAGGATCTTCCATAGTAGACATTCTGACTTGAAAGGCTTCTTGACCTTTAGGAAGTTTTAGAGATCTAAATCTCTCTATAGTGTCCAACCTGTTTAATTCTCCTCTTGATTTTGCTAGTTCTGCTTGTTGACCAGCTATACCAAACTTTGCGCTCTGTTGACTAAAAGGGTCGAACATCATATTTGACATGCCAGCTTGGGACTGTCTGAGACGCCCCTCCTGTTCAAAAATCTTATCTTGTAATGCATTCTTTGAAGTTCTACCTCGCACATCAGATGCCATTTTAGACGCTGAAACTATCAACCTTTGCTGTTGCAATTTTCTATCTTGGTCACTAGCATCGTCTAAATCGAAACCCAACTGTTTTAACTTCTCGGCTGTTATCTTTTTCTCTCCTTCAAGTGTATCTTTTAGAATTTTTAACTGTGTTTTCGCTGTGACTTCACCAGAGGCAAGTATTCCTGATATCGCATCTAGGATCTCCGCTCTTTTATCAAAATCTAGATTTCCATCTTCGGCTGCTTTGTTGATATCAGCTGTGAGAGATTCAACTTCGGCAGTTTTCCCCTTTAACCCTTCCAAAGCCTTAACTTGTTCACCAATAATACCTAAGTTTTTAACAGATATATCACTACGAAATCTATCTTTGGCTACTTTATCTCTTAATTTTATTTCCTCTTCTAGACTTAATGTTCCTAAGGCTTTACCTAGTTCTAAACGTCTTTCGTCTTCAGTCCTGCCTTCTAATTTTAATTTATTTAACTCTATGTTGGTCGCTACTATAGCTTTTGATCTAGCTAGGTCTTGCAGGTCCAAAGCTTTCATATGTTCGCCTGAAGCGCCCTCTTTTTCTTTCTCTCTCTCTGCCACCTTTGTTTTAGCCAAAGGTCTTAGCATCTCTATAGCCTTGGATTGACTAGCTGTAGTAGCAAAACCAGCCTCCATCAGTTTCACTACCAAATCTGGGGCTTTGTCTTGAAAACCAACTTCTTCACCCAACCTTCCTTCTCCAGCTAATTGTCGATTAGTTTTTATAAAACTACCTACAAAATCTTCGGTACTCATGTTCGCCAACTGCTCCTCAATACCTTTTCCTAAGTCTATATCTTCTAGATTAGGCTGTATATCTTTCAGTTTTAGGGTGGCCGTTTCTATCATACTGAAAAGCTCTTTGATATCGGAAGAGGACATAGCACCTTGGGACTGTAGTTCTTTTTTTCTCGCTTGAATATCTGTCCGGTCTTCAATGCTAATCCCAGCACCTAAGGCTTTTGCGAACTGAGCTTTCAAAGATTCTTCAATATCGCTATCTCTACCACCCCCAAGATCAGCAAAACCAGCCACATCAGAAAGTTCCATAGCTATACCTGCGTCAAAATTTAACTGATCTTGAGTCTCAGTAGACATGGAATCAAACTTGACTGACAAACGATCAAAAGCAGAAGCTAGTCTACTTGTGGAATTTGATATCACCTTGTTCATACCTAGGTACTCGGCAGCTAAGCCTTCAAAAGCTTTAAAGCCTTCAATACCTACACCTATTGCAGCACCAAAAGTACCCAATTCACCCACAAATCCCCCTATGACCCCTTTGGCCTTACCCATAAAACCTTCAGCCTCGGCTCCAGAAGCTTGTAAATTTTCCCCAAATTCAGCGATTCCTTGGCCAGCAAAAACAAAACTTGTGGCGGTCGAAAGTGAGTCAGCTACAATTGATGTGTATTTTGCCATCGTCGATGTAGAATCCGCAGTAGCAGCACTCAAAGCTGTCATGCCAGCTTGTACTCCGAATATAACACCTAGGCTACTCCCTTGCGCTTTTGATACCTTATCTGTGGAATTCCCTAGGTTTTTCAAACTTTCTGTCGGAATAACTCTTTTTATATCCTGTATCGGAGTAGGAGCTTTTGCGAACCTTCCCCTAGAATCTCTATATTGAGCAAAATTAGGTACAGCCCCAGTAGGTTCGTCTCTAGTATTAGTAACAGCAAGGCCCATTGGGTTTTGCGAGTTTCTAAGTTTGCCGCTCTGATTTATTCTAATTTGACTAACAGGTAACCCGGCAGCTTGCTCCCTTCCGATAGCATCTTGAAGAGGGTCTGCGAAGTTTGGGATGTAGCCGGAAGCACTACGCTTGACGAAACCGCTAAACATAGGATTTTTTCCACTGCTAAATGAAACCCTTTGTCCTTCTGGAGTTTGAGAGTTTATTTTTTCTATATCGCTGGCAGTTATAGTGTGAAATCTTTTATTGGAAGGTGTTATCCCAAACCGTTTGGCATCTGCCACAGACAATCTTTTTCCTATCAACTTCCCTGTTTGAGCAGATTGTTTCGCCTTGCCTTCCATACCCATAACCCTGTGTATTTTAGCGGCAGAAGATGCTACATTGTCAGGGTTGTTCCTACCTTTGACTTCCCCAAACAAGGGTTTAGTTCCAATGCCATACAGCTTTAGCAATTTTTCCTGACCCTGTAAGTTTAAATCAAAATTAGAAGTCTCGGTCTGATCTGCGTAGTTTTTAAACTCTTCATCTGTTAACATAGAAGCTAAAGCTAGCTCATATATGCTACCAGCAAAACCTGCTACAGCTCCGCTATTAACTTTTGACTTGATAGCGCTTTCTACCTGCTTGGTAGGTAGGTGCTTTGTCAGCTCTCTAGACTTCTTAAAGCCTTGGTCTATTGCGAAATCCTCATACTCTTTTATGTATTCGTTAACTGTGTTACCCTTGTTGGCATCAGTAAGGCCATGGACAGGAACACGAATGGCTAAAGCTCCTTCTTGGTTAGTTACATTGTACTTCCCAGTCTCCGGGTGGTAGTACGCCATTTTGTTGGCGTCAGTCTTCCCATGCTCACCGTGGAGCATAATATACCTACCTTTAGAATTTATAGGGTCGCCTTGGGCGAAGTTTGGGATATACCCACTAGCAGCTCTCACCTTTTTAGCATTAGCAGGAAGGCCCATTGAAGATGCCATATTCTGATTAAAAATAGCATCCCCACCATTAGCATAATTAGGTATAATATACTCGCTACTATTAGCAACCATAGTCCCCCTCTTGCCGCCACCAAAAGCGAAGTTAGGAATCACGACAGGTTTAGCTGAAGAAGGTGCGCCACCCACGCCACGAGCTATATCAGAACTTTCTGCACCTATGGGCAAGAATCCCCCTGCTGCGCTCTTTGAACGTGCAGCCTTGGTATTCGCTGCCACACTCGGAGTTATACCTTGTGAGATTGACTGCATCTGATGCATCACCTGAAGCTGAGCATTCATTGCTGCAGTTATAGCTTCAACTTGTTGTTTGCGCTTCTCCTCTACACTTATGCTCTTGTTCTCTATGTGTAAGATGTCCTGTCTTATAGAAGAATCATTTAGTAAAGCTGCTGTGATTTGCCCTTGCAAATTAGCGTGTTCTTTTGCGGCTTGATTCAAACCAAAAAATGTCTTCAGGGAGGATGCTCCAAACTTGACAAAACCGAAGGCTAGTTTTGTTACAACAGCTGCTAGTAAAACTAGACCCGGTCCACTCAAAATAGCCCCAATCCCCTTCACTAAACCTTTAGCAAAAGTACTACCGGCTCCCTCCCCATCCAGAGTGCCTTGTAAACTTTCTGTTATATTGCTGAAAAACTCTAATACACTTTTTAAATTGTCTGTGACACCTATCTCCCCCAAAGTATTACCTAACTCCCTTAAGTTTATTACAGCCTCGTTCAAGACTGCTGATAAAGTTTGGTTAAGAGCAATATTTCTTTCGTAAGCTTCGTTGGTAGCACCGAAAGACACTTTGGCTATCTCGCTACTTCTTACAACCTCTTCATTGTATTGCTCAAGCAAGGATAGAAATGGTGCAATTTGAAACTTGCCGACAAGGTTGTCTGCCAAATTTACTTTAGATGCTTGGTCTAGTTTAGCAAAGGTTGGAGCTAAATTTTCTATAACTTTATTAGCAGATAGGACATTTCCTTGTAAATCGGTGACCTGAACTCCCAAGTTTTGGAGACTAGTCAACCTATCTACATCTTGAAGCCTAGTAAATATTGTTTTTAAAGAGTTGCCTATAACAGCTCCACCACGAGCTGTCTTTTCTTGCAAAGACCCAATGATACCAACCAATTGATCAAATTCAACCCCGGTAGAAACAGCAACAGCGCCAGACCGCTTCAAACCTTCGATAAGGTCTCTGTCTGAAACAGCAGCACTGGCAGCAGCAGCGGATATCTTGTTTAAAACTTCGGCACTGGTGATACCAGCACTAGAAAAAGAGTTTATGGCAGCTGTTAGACCTGCTACAGAATCGGCAGCACTCATCCCTGATAACCTAGATAAAACTAGGGCATCATTCAACCTTTTGGTGACCTCTTCAGCCTTCAAGCCTTGACGAGATAATTCTAAAGCCGCATCGGCAACAGATGCGAAAGTTTGCTCGGTGTTCCTAGCTACGTCGAAAAGCGTATCCTTGAAGCTGCTCATCTGAGCATCGCTTTGACGAAGAATAGAGTTGATATTAGCCAAGCTCTTCTCAACTTCTATAGTCGTCCTGACCAACTCTTGCATACCTTTAGTGACAGCAGCAATAACACCCACAGAAGCACCGAAAGCTAACACACGAGCGTTAGCAGCTTCCATAGATTTGGTAAATTCATCAGCCTTTCCAGTCAACCTACCTAATGGTTGAGACAAGGCATCAATGTTTCGGGTGTTCCCTAAGTTGAGCTTAAGATTCCTTCCGGCCTTTTTCATGCCTTCTTGAATGCTTTTCTCTAATCCTGTTTGTCTTACTTGTAATTGAAGTGGCATAATCCTTTACCTTTGTATATAGTATATACACAAAGATCAGACATCATGACCTGCTAATCTCATCATTTGTTTCATATCAAGCTTGCCACCAGCTTTTTCCATTTCTTCAGAAAGGGATACAGCCTTTCCATCTGAGGCTAACTGCTGCATATCATCTTTGGTGGCTCCAAAAATAGCGGAGGCATCAGCATCGTCTCTCAAACCAGAGCTAGATTTGTTCGAGTCCTTGCTTCTTTGGGCTTCAGAAAATGCCATCAGTTTATCAGGGTCTTCCTTTATACTGTCTGGAATATCATCTGTGTATTGGAATATGCTGTGGAACACTTTTCCATACATAGCAACCTTGAGCTGGTAAACAGAGAGGGTTACTACAGCTTGGCCATAAAAATCATTAATATTTTCGCAGTTGCTAAGGTACATACTGAAGAATGGTCTAAGAACAGCCCATTTTATATTTTCCTCCCCTAGTCTTTCTGCGCTATTGTTCACGATACCACCTAACTTTATGACTTGGTGAGGTTCTAATTCAGCAAAATCTTCTTCTGAGAATAAATAATCATTAAAATTATTATCCTTGAACAAGGAGAACCTCAACATCTCGTCCCCACATCTTGAGGTAGCGTAAGATTCAGCTGTTACACCAACCACTTCTGCCCTCTTGGACTTCAGACCATAAAGTTCCTTTGTTTTCTCGTCTATGTTCTTTTGGAAAGTCTCCTTTTGGGAGGGTAAAAAGACAGCATCTTTGGTCTTTTTAAGGTTGCTCACTTCAAGATCTAAAAAAGATATCTTGGAATCATCCCTTTCGTCCCACATCCCATCTTTTTTGAGACGCTCCAGCATATCACTCTCAGAGTCTATGCCTTTGACTAAGGCTATGTTCTTGTATTTCTCGTAGTAATTATGTATATATCTTTGATCCCTAATATTCAAGTGTTTGACGAATACTTCCTGACCTTCGAAAAAGTCAGTGCTGTACCCGTCAAACACTTCTCCTATTAAAGAAATGTAGAACTCGTCACTATAGTTCACCAGATTCTACCTTTTTAATCAACTCCTCAAATTCGGACGGGGATGAGGCTTGATTATAAAACCAGAAAGCGAGTACCGTAGAAACTTTCTTGATTACTTTTTGGTAAAAATCCGAGGACTCTTCTTCTTTCGAGTAGTAATCTTCAGTCTTTTCTTCAAAATCGTCCCCAAGAAAATAGGGAATAGGTTCTTCATCTTCTTCTTTATGAATATATGTCAGATTTACTGCATACCATAAAAGTAATTTGTTCTGCGCCCTCACATCAGCTGTATGGTCGAAGAGTGATTGTAGTCCAGACTCAACGTTGACGAGTTCCCTTTTAACTTCGGCGATCTCTGATTTCAGTTGCTCTAAACGTTTCTTTTGCTTAGCATCTGGTTTGTCTACAGTGTCAAGCTTCATATATTCATTCTGAAGCTCTAAAATTCTTGTGTAAAGTTTCCCGTACTCCTTAAACCCATCTTCTGAAAAGGTTCCTCCAGTATCGGCATACTTCTTGGCTAACATAGCCTTGGTAAGTATGCCTTGTTTGACACACTTGCTGATCTCGATAGAGTACTGAAGCTCTGCGTCTTCTAGTTGGCGTCGAGACGGACGCTTAATTTTAATCTCAATTGGGACTTTTTGTTTTACCTTTTTCTTGGTAATAGTCACCTCACCAGTTTTTTTATTGGTGCGCTTACTCTCTTTGTCCACCATCTTCTCTTCATCGATGGTAAATTGGTACAATGTTTTAAATTCCATAGCTTATTCCCTACTTAAATATAAATTGAACGCTGTAATTTTCTATTTCACTTTGCATGTTTCTAAGGCTTTCATTCCCGTAGTCTAAGATCCTTTTCCGAATCCAAGCTACTTTTTCGGGTGTGAAATGATCTGCAGCTCTAACAATAGAATGATACTCTTCTGGCAGCTCTTTGTATAACTTATCGTAATGAAAGTCATGGTCTTGTTTCATGTCCTCAATCATCATAAGCATCATTTTAAAGAGAGACCCAACTTCTTCATTAGACCTCCTATTTAAATTTTTTTTAGCATTCATCCTTAAACCTATATAATTATACGAAAAAAAGTGTAATTATCAACATGTCAGGGTTTTTATCTAGTGATACTATCACATCCATCAGGTCCAAGTTCAGTACTTTGCATACAACTTTTGCAAGAGATATAGTTGTTTTCAAGGTCAGTAAGCAGGAAGTTATTGTGTCTACAAACACAAAGTATAATCCAATCTACGGTCGAACCAATCAAGGGAGAAAGGTGGAGCAGGAGACAGTTGTGTCCCAAACCTTCAAAGCTAGGATCTATTATGTTGATTCAGATCAAGAGGAGGTCACAGAATCCCAAGACAAGGTTTTTTTACCAAAGGGCTCCATTAAGATAATCGTAGATGAGACTGCTTACGCTTATATTAGAGAAGCAAAAAATATAACTTTTGATGAGAACAAGTTTAGTATCGCCAGTCAAGCTAGCCCATATGGGTTTACAGACAACCAGTTTTTTATATTCTACCTAGTCCCATTGGACGAAATATAATGGCTAAACTACCACTAGACGTTCAGGCTGCAATAAGAGCGCAGGTGCCTAAACTAGTAAAGAAAAGGTTTAGAAAAAGCATCGATGACAAGTTTAAAGATGTCAAAAAAGACATGATTAACGAATTCATGTCGCATCCTGTCACGCAAGAATTGCTTCAAGGTCCAGACGGCGTGAATATAAGTGGCACATTGAATGGGGTAACAAACTTGTACGCCTTTATTGGTTTTGAGGATGGAGATAGTCCAGTGCAGCCGATAATTGATATACTAGAGGATATAAAAATAACAAAAGACGTAGAGCAGACGACATATGGAGTGGGTCGCAAGTATGACATAAGCATGCCTACTGCAAAAGATATATTCTCGGCCACGCCCATGCCTTGGGCCACAGGCAGAAGTTGGGCCAGAGGTATTGAGACTGGCATATCTGGATTAGGTTATCTTTTAAGAAAAAGCTCACAAAACAGCAGATCAGGTGTAGCTATACAGAGTAACAACAAAGTTAGGGGTGGTAGGTTCAAGAACGTTCAATATATATCTGCCCTAATAAAGAAGTACGAAAAAAGATTTGATAAACTAAAATGATTGAACAATTCCAACATAAATTTACGAACTCCTTCTTACTTTGGTTTGATAACTTTTTAACCACAAAAGGCCAAGCTTATCAGGAGGTTTCAGGACAATTGTACCCGACTACCGATTATCGTGTTGACAGCGACTACAATGTATACACAAGTTCATTCAAAGAATGGGTTTATGAGAGTGGACATGGCAATATTCCTACAGGGGTAAAGGATGCCAATAACAACACATATGACCGTAGTGATGGTGTTGTCTTTGATTTTAATAATGGAAGGGCTTTGGTACCTGACACTATATCGCTAACCTCCCCAGTAACAACTTTGCCCACAGGTTACCTTAGGAAAGAATTTAACGTATACTTCACAAATGATACAGAAGAAGACATTATTGTTGACCGAAAGTATGATTTTGGTGTAAATGATACTGGGGCTATCGCTCCATACGATCTTGCTGTCCCTGCTGCCTTCCTGTCAGTAAATGCGGTTGATAATGACCCATTTGCTTTCGGAGGAGAACAAGAGACAACAGTTAGGGCAAAGGCAGTAATTTTAGCAGAAGACCCTTTCCAATTAGACGGGGTTCTTTCTATCTTCGCAGATTCTCAGGATGAGGTGTTTAATCAAATACCCATGAGTGGACATCCTATAGATGAAAATGGAGATCTTAAAAGTGGAGAGAATTACACATACACAGGTTTGTCTTCTGAATATACGGATGGTCACCCATTCTTTGTGAAGAATACACAAACTTCCAAACTCACTCAAAAAGCAATGAAAAACTTAGCCAATGAATTATATGTCGGATTCGTAGATTTCGACATTCAAGTGCATAGGCATAGGTTTTCTTAATTTCATAAAACATCAAAAATATTGTAAACATTAAAAAATAACCTTATCATGGCCAGAAACAGAGTAATTTATCAGTCGGAAGCACTTTACGTAAGTCAAGACATTCTTTCATCAGCAACTGGAAAACATTTTCAGTTAGAACGTGTTCAAAGTGCTAATTATAACTTCACAATCAACAGACAAGATATAAACCAGTACGGTCAAGCGGCTCGTATTGATAGTCTTGTAATGGACGCCCCAACTGTAGGCTTGGATTTTTCCTATTATCTTACAGACGGAGGTAACGAAAAAGCTTTAGGTTTTGACGTTGGCAATACAAACCAGTTTGCGGAAGGTCATATGACCTATTCCTCAGGAAAGAACTTTTATATCGTGACAGTCGATGAAGGGAAAGACGCTGTAGGTGCAGGTGCCAGTGACCGTAAGTCTGTGATTGGACTAGGAAACGCCTTCTTATCTGATTACACGGTTGACCTTGCTGTGGGTTCCCTTCCCACAGTCTCTGTGTCAATGGAATGCTCAAATATTAACTCCGACACAGCTTTAGGTGGGGATGGCACCGAAATCACTACCATCTCTTCGCCTGCTGTAGATGTTACAAATGGCGACCCTTATTCCTCTACCAATATAAGTTTAGCTGATCCTACTTCTGGAGTTTCCACATTGACCGCTCTTCGTCCGGGTGATATTGAAGTCAATATTACGAGTCTAGATGGAGTCGCTCTCTCAGACCTTACTGGTCCTGACACTGAAAATGCTATTCATATTCAGAGTGCATCTATTTCAATCCCATTGGGCAGGAGTCCTCTTCAGCGTCTCGGGACTCGGTTCAACTACGCCAGAACAGTAGATTTCCCAATCAATGCAACTGTTAGCGTCAATGCTATATGTAACGATGTTACTGAGAAAAACCTAGCAACTATTCTTAACGACAATGCTGGCTACGAAGTGACTGTAACGCTAAAAGATAAGGATAATGCAGCAAAAATGACCTACACTCTTAAAGGTTGCAGGATCGATAGTGAGAGTTTCTCTTCTAGTATCGGGTCGAATAAAAGTGTTGATCTGACGTTCTCTACACAAATTGGTGGGACTAACGATACCACCAACGGGGTTTTCGCAAATGGAGCTTTTTCTGCTGACGCTTTCGCATCATAAAAACTTAATAGAATTTTATTATGGCAAGAAACAGAGTAATTTACCAATCAGAAGCCCTTTACGTCAGTGACGATATTGGAGCCACTGGAAGTAACCAACACGCACAACTTGAGCGTATTCAAAGTGCGAACTACAGCTTCACAATCAACAGGCAGGATATCAACCAGTTTGGTCAGGCAGCCCGTATTGACAGCATCGTTATGGATGCACCGACAGTTAATTTAGACTTCTCTTATTACCTAACTGATGGGTTTAACGAAAGAGCCTTAGGTTTTCACGTTGAGACAGGAAACGGGGTAGCAGGAGTCACAGGCCAATTTTCTTCTGGTCACATGACTTATGGAGTAGGGAAAAACCTATATATTACCACAGTGGGTGAAGGGTCTGATGCCAAAGGGTCTACAGGAGATAACTTATCAAGCGTAATTGGCCTCGGAAATGCATTCTTAAGTGACTACACTTTGGACCTCTCTGTAGGAAGTATACCAACAGTTAGCGTCTCTATGGAATGTGCCAATATCAATTCAACAGCTGATGCTAAACTTAGTGGAACAGATGGAGGGTATAGCGGAATCCTTACCCCAGCTGTAGATATAACAGATGGCACAATGATTAAAGAGTCCGGGACTTACGAAGCTTCTAGCGGAGCAGCAACCCGAACAGCTATTCTTCCTCAGTTCGCTGAAGGGGAAAGTGATATTATAGCACTTCGCCCCGGTGATATTGAAATTGATATAACTGGGATCAGTGGTTCAACAATGTCGAATATCACTGGTGTTGATGATGAAAACACTATTCATATACAAAGTGCTTCACTTTCGGTCCCTTTGAGCAGGAGCCCTCTTCAAAGGTTAGGTACTAGATTTGCTTATGCAAGGCCAGTGGACTTTCCAGTAAATGCAACCCTTTCTGTCAGCGCTATTTGCTCAGATGTCGTAGCTCAAAACTTAGCAAATGTTCTCGATGGGACAGGAGCGGCCAACGATTTAACCTTGAAGCTTAAGTCCACAGCTACTAATGGTACTCAGACAGATAGAATGATCTACAGATTGAAAGGTTGTAGACTTGATAGCGAAAGCTTCTCCTTGAGTGTCGGGTCTAACAAGTCTGTCGATCTCACCTTCTCTACTCAGATTGGTGGGGTTAATGATTCAGATAACGGTATTTTCGTCAGCGGTCACAACTTCGACGAACCATTTGCTACAAGTTAATATTAATTAAAAATATATAAATAAAAAGGGCGGTAGCAATACCGCCCTTTCTTGTGTACGTTTTTGTAAATTAAGAAGGGGTTCCGGTGTAAATCTCACCCTCAAAGCCGCCCACTTGTTGGGGCTTAGCTTCATATATATTATATTTAGCCACTAGGTCGTCTAGCTTGGCCTTAGAATCGCTCGCAAGACCTTTATAGACCTTGGCCACCTCGTTACGGTTAACGAACGTCACAGCGGATTCTCCGTCCTTTAAAGACAATATGTTAGAATCGTTAGATGCGTTAGTAATACCCCTTAGAGCATTTCTAGATTGTTTGCTGTAATAATTGCTTAGATACAACTCTTTGTGGATGGACTGGGCCTCTGTGTCTAATACAGCGCCTGTCCCACTAAAGTCTTGATGAATCAAGGTGTTCAATTGCCCTAGGTTATTCTCCATCCAAGCTTGAATAGAACCTGAGGTAGCGACCGTAGAATCGCTATCAAACTCATCTTGAAATACATCAACAGCTAAATCACTAATAATACTCATGTAATAACTTACACTTTAATCTTCTAACTTGCCAAAAGAAGTTCTTTTGTTCTGATCTTCTTTCATCCTGACTTCTCGCTTCTCTGAAGCTATATCACCTACAGACTTTAGCATATCAATAACGTCTTCAGAAGCCTTAGAAAACATCTGCTTCGGAGCAGGGATTGGGGAATTATTAGCTTGGTAGGAGCGGAACTCCTTTAAAATCATATCCTTCAAGACCGTAGACTTGTAGTTTGGATTTAGTCCAACCTTAGAAGCTAACCCTCTAAGCTCAGGTTTGCTGCAAGAAGCGAGCTTATCTCTAAGCTCAGCCGTAGTTTTTGTGCCAAAGAAATTTGTCTCACCATCACCGTAAGAAACTTGTTCGAATTTATTGTCCATATTATATTATACACTTATTTTATTAAAATACAAAAAAAAGAGCCACCCCGAAGGGTGACCCTTTAAATTATCTAAGTCAATTAAGCTTGAACAATAGTTCCGACGAGCGCACGGTCATCAAGAACCATACGTCCCTCTTCAAGAGAACCAAAGTATCCAATCTTCTGTTGACGGATGCTGTACTGATCGTCAGCGATGAGGTTAAACTCACCACCATTTTCAGAATCAACAGCAACTGCACGGATAAGAGACTCACGAGAGCGGTCAAGTCCTACAACGATATCATCAGTAGTGTCCCACTGACCATCACCAGCAGCGCCATAGTTGGTGCTTCCAGCAGCAGTGCTAAACAAGCTAGTAAACTTTTTGCCAACTCCAAGCTCAAGAATCTCCATGATAGAGATGCCGTAGAACTCAGGAAGTCCAGCAGAATTGTAAACAGCGTTACGAAGCTCATCAGTAGCTGCAATACCATCAGAAGCAGTTCCACCAGCAGGGGAACCTTTTGTGTTGATAGGATTGTAAGCCATCGAGCGAAGCTCTTCGACAACCTCAGGAGAGACAATCAAGTCAGTAATTCCACGGGCTTGTCCAGCAGCAGGAGTACCGCCGAGGAAAGATCCGTTGATACGCTTCGAAAGAGTCATCATCTTGTTGATGTCATCGAGCAAAAAGCGCTTACCACTAGTAGTCGAAGAAGCACGAACGTGCTTAGTGCTGTTAGTCTCAGCGTCAGCGAGTGAACCCATGACGAGAGAAGCAGAAGTAGTTTCCTGTTTAGCAAGGATTTCTTGAGCAACACGAGTGAAGGTCTTGGAAACAACGTCCATGCGAGACTTAGCAGCATAACGGCGATCAAAACTGACTGCAGTGTCGAGGCTGTAAGTAGCAACCTTAAGCTCGGAAGCTGTAGGAAGGACTTGGTTTGTAGGAAGACCACCAGCGTGAGACTGGCTGTAAACTTTCACATAGTCTTCGTCGTTGATGTCATAGTAGAGATCAAGAGGAATCGAAGGATTGTCGTCAGCGTTAAACTGAAGAGAGGTGAAAAGATTCGAAATAGTTGGGGCGTTGTTGATAACCTCTGCAAGCACAGGTCCGATAAACTCAGCAAGAGCAACTTGAGCTTCGTAAGCGACGGTGCGATTACGAGAAGCCATAGCTTTAACCAACTCGATTTGTTCTGGGGTACGTTTTAAAGTAATTTTCATTTGATTAGTTCCTTTCTGGGTGATTAGCCAAGTTTGATTACGTAGTAGTTACCTGCAAGTGAGTCAGTCTCTCCATTTTGGGAGGCACGAGATCCAGTTCCAATAACAGTTCCAATAGCAAGTGCGCCGTTTACAGCAGCACCAGTAATCTTTCCTGCGTTAGCAGAGATTTGGAATTTAGTTCCGGGAGTAAGGGTGCCATCAACTGCAGCAGCAGAAACGGTGAAAACACCCTTTGTAGCAACTGGGACAGCTTGACCGGGAAGAACAGCCTGAAGTTCGGCAGCCTTCTGTGGGTTATAAAGAAGTTTTTCGCCATTCTCGTCCGCTTTAGCGGTTTGGAGAAGGGAGATACCTAAAACTGCAGAACCAGTGGTTGCAGCTTCCATTTGGAGACCGACTTTCGGGTATTGCGCCCGTCCCACGAATGGGTAATCAGTTTTTCCAAGGTAAGAATCAGATGAGTAAGCAACTGGGTCAGCGTTAAAATCCCCATTGGAAACTTTAACAAAAACACCAGCGTCGCCAGTACCGCTATCAGTGGTGGCAGCGAGTTCGCCACCATCCTTCAGACGGTAAAGGTTTACAACATCTTCTTCACTGTATTGTCTAAATGGTAGAATACGAAGTGACATAATATTATAATAGTTATTTTTTTATCTTGAGATTGTTACATTCTCTCGTGAGAATGCGCCTTTAAATTTATCTATGAATGACTCGTTAGAAGAAGCAACTGTTTCGTTGACGTTAGAAACGTCAGCATCAGTTT